CGCAAAGGCTTATGAATAGTATGGAGATTGCTATCAACAACATGATTGATGAGATTAAAAAACCTGTTGATCCCGAAATAAATGGGAGCGCAAGAAAAGCAGAACTGCAGTCTATAAAACAAACAGCTACAGATTGTAAAGAGTTACTTGTTGAAAGGCAGAGATTAGAACAGATGATTAAAGACCTTAATGACAGCGGAGAGATAGAGAAAGCCAAGGATTATACTGGTGGATTTGCGGAAAGGTTTTCTAAGTAACTTTGTAGTATGCGCCTAAAAAAGAGAAATTATAAAAAAGAATATAAAAAGTTTCAATCTTCCCCTGAACAGAAAAAAGAGAGGGTTAAAAGAAATAGAAACAGAAGGAAGCTCTTAAGGGGTGGTTTAGTCTCTAAAGGTGATGGAAAAGACATACATCATAAAGGTAATAAACTTACCGTTATGAGCGCTTCTAAAAATAGAGGTATAGCCGAAAAGTCTAGGCTAAAAGGATCTAAACGCAAATAAATTGAATAAAATGGCTGAGTATAAATGTGAATGCGATGAGCATGAATTAGAATGTTCTAGTGTGGTTATTAGAATGATAGATGGTAAGGCCACACACGACATTAAATGTCCATGTGGAAAATACATGGAATTATCAAACCCCAAGACAGGAATTGCATCTCTTGGAAGAATGAATAAGAATGGTAGCAGTTACTAATGTCTGTACTATTAAATGTAAAAGAATATGATGACCCTGCTGTCAAGATTTGCCCCAACGGTACGGAGGGTGAAATTATCGAACTCGGTGGGCTACTCATTTGCCTTCCAAAAAGGCCGCCGAAGAAAGAAGTTTTCGGACATAAAGAATCAGACTCTATGCAAGTGTGGAGAAGGGTACCTATGCCGAAGGAACTGTCTCGTATTAAATCTATGGATGAGTGGGAGGAAATGCCAAGGGAGTTCAGAGCGAGGTTTCGTCCATATATCGAGGAGGAGTTTAGGCGTAGGCGTGAGGGTTTTTGGTTTTATAACAACGGTACAGCTACATATATTACGGGGCGGCATTACATGATGCTGCAGTGGACCAAGCTAGATATTGGTCATCCTTATTTTCTTAACTTTCAACGTGAAATCTTTCTACACATGGCTGCATGCGAAGCTGATCCACGTTGCATTGGTCAGCTTTATACTAAGTGCCGTCGTTCTGGGTACACTAATATATGCTCTGCTGTACTTGTTGACGAGGCAACCCAGGTTAAAGACAAGCTTATGGGTATACAGTCGAAAACTGGTAAGGATGCTCAGGAAAATATTTTCATGAAGAAGGTAGTTTATATGTTTAGAAACTATCCATTCTTCTTCAAACCTATACAAGACGGTACAACTAATCCACGTATGGAGCTAGCTTTTAGAGAGCCGTCAAAGCGTATCACCAAAAAGAACAAAACATCTCAGATGGGTGAAGCGCTTAATACAGTTATAAATTGGAAAAACACAACTAACAATGCATACGATGGTGAGAAGCTACACCTATTGTATCTAGATGAAGCAGGAAAATGGGAAAGACCTACAGACATAAGAGACGCATGGAGGATTCAGAGGACATGTTTGATCGTCGGGCGAAAAATCGTGGGAAAGGCGCTCGTGGGAAGCACAGTAAATCCGATGGACAAAGGGGGAAAAGAATACAAAGATCTATGGGCGGACTCGAACCCCTTGACGAGGAACGCGAATGGTAGAACCGTAAGCGGTCTCTATAGGTTGTTTATACCAGCACAAGATTCACTTGAGGGGTTTTTTGATATATATGGGTATCCAGTTATAGAAACTCCAGAATCTCCAATAGAGGGTATAGATGGTGAGAATATAACTATAGGCTCTAAAAGATATCTTAAAAACGAAAGAGAATCTTTAAAGCATGATCCGTCAGAGCTTAATGAGGTAACTAGACAGTTCCCGTTTACAGAGGACGAAGCCTTTAGAGACAGTATAGAGGGTAGTCTATTTAACATAGGTAAGATATACCAGCAAATAGAATATAATGACGAGCTCTTTCCCAATCCTGTAGTAAAGGGTAATTTTGTATGGAAGGAGAAAGATAAGCAAGCTGTATTTAGCCCAGACGTTAATGGTAGATTTAAAATATCGTGGTTACCACCAGATGATCAAAGAAATGTAACAAAATTAGACAGAGGTAAAAAAGTACCGCCTTTTGGAGACAGAGGTTGCGGTGGTGTCGACAGTTATGACCTTGATGCTACAGTAGACGGTAGAGGTTCTAAGGGTGCTCTACATATGTACAATAAATTTCATATGGAGAATCCATCTAATATGTTTGTTGTGGAGTATGCATCCCGTCCAGATCTTGCGAGGATATTCTACGAAGACGTTCTTATGTGTGCGTTTTTCTATGGTTACCCTATCTTAATTGAAAACAATAAGTATGGTATAGCAAGATACTTTGAATCAAGAGGTTATGATGGTTATTTAATGGATCGTCCAGATCATTTAAAGACAAGCAATGCAAAGGTTCATGTAAAAACAAAAGGTATACCCTCTAACTCTCAAGACGTTATACAGGCACACGCTCATGCTATAGAGTCATATATACACGAACATGTGGGTGTAAATTATGATACGGGTGACATGGGTAAGATGTATTTTAACGCAACGATGGAGGATTGGATAGGATTTAAAATAGATAAAAGAACAAAATTTGACTTAACGATTAGCTCAGGATTAGCCCTTTTAGCTGCACAAAAAACAAAGACTAAGCCGAGAGCAGACTTCACTGAACACAAGTTCTTTAGGAGATATGAAGTAATCGGTTGATTCACTATATTTGCATAATATGTATGGACACGACAACGTAAATAAAAAGAATGGATTTCCTGATCCATTAGCAGATCAACAAACCAAGGAGTCCGACGCATATGGACTACAGTATGCAAAAGCTATTCATTCCCAGTGGGGTAAAATGAATGAAGCGTCTTCTTTGTTTGCAAAAAGAAATAAAGTATTTGAAAGAAGTAGAGACTACGCTAACGGAACACAGGATACAAGTATATACAAACAGCTTTTAAACTCTTTATCACCCAATAAAGGTGACGGGAGCCTCTTAAATCTAGACTATACACCAGTACCGATTCTTCCAAAATTTGTAAAAGTTGTCGTAAACAAAACATTATCAAGGGATCCATACCCTAATCTAGAATCTATAGATCCAATATCTTCTTCTGAAAAAAATAAGAAGAAAGATAAAATGAGGATGCAGGTAGAGGCAAAAGAATTACTGCGCTCTCTAAAACAAAAAACAGGCGTTGTTTTGGATATGGATCCAGATGCTATACCAGATACTCTTGAGGAGGCTGAGATATTTATGGATACAAACGTAAAGACTGACGCTGAAATAGCTGCTCAGATAGGAACCAACATGACGTTGAGCTGGAGTAACTTTTCAGACACAACATACAGAAGGGCTGTTAACGATATAGTAGCTCTTGGTATGGGTGTTGTAAAAAGAAGAAACGACCCAAATAAAGGTATATCTCTTGAGTATGTAGATCCTGCATCTTTTGTACATAGCTACACAGAAGATCCTAATTTTGATGATCTTGTATATGCTGGTAGTGTAAAGAGAATATCTATACAGGAGCTAAAAAGATTGTCTGCTGGCTCATTTGAAGAAGAGGAATACAAGAAGATAGCTGAGCAGGTAAAAAATAAACAAGGTAATGATCCAGGAAAATTAAGCCAAACACATTACAATGAGCGTTTACAACGCACAACATATGGCTATGATGAGTACATGGTTGATTTACTCGATTTTGAATTCATATCTGTAGATACTATGCATTTCGAGGAGAAGGAGAGTAGACACGGAAATAAAGGTTTTTATTACAAAGGATTCGAATACAAAGAAAAGTCAGGTAGCGTTTTTGAACGTACTCCACATAAAATGGAAATGTCTGTTCTTTATGGTGGTTCCTATATCCTAGGTACTGATAAGCTATTTAATTACGGGAGATCTAAAAACGTACCCAAGAACATACACGATATATCAAAGTGTAGACTGTCTTATTCTGTAGCCGCAACCAACATTAGGCGCATGATGCCTAAGTCCATGGTTGAGAGCTGTACAGGGTTTGCAGATATGTTACAGCTTACTCACTTAAAAATTCAGCAGGCTATTGCAAAGGCTAAGCCTGACGGATTAATTATCGATATTGAGGGGTTAGAAAATGTACAACTTGGTAAAGGGGGCGAATTACAACCCCTAGAGCTTCACGATATATACGAGCAGACTGGTGTATTCTATTACAGAAGCAAGAACCCAGAAGGCGGTTTCCAGAACCCACCTATACGTGAAATAGGAAATACAATAAGAAACATAAATGAACTTATAGGTTTATACAATCATTATATGCAGCTTATTAGAGACACGACGGGTATTAATGATGCTATGGATGCATCATCACCTAAAGGTGAGGCACTTGTCGGTGTTCAGCAGCAGGCTATAGCTGCAGGTAACAACGCTATATATGATATAACAAACGCATCTATGATGCTGTTTAAGAGAGTATGTTCTGACGTTGTTAAATGTTTACAAATCCTTCCAAAAGAATCCGTTCTATATAAGATATACACAAACGCTATAGGCGAAGAGAATATGAATGTTTTGTCTTCGTTTGAGGATCTATCTATGTACAACTTCGGTGTTCAGGTGGTTAAGGAGATGGAGGATAAGGATAAGGAGTATCTGGAGATGAATATCCAGATGGCTATACAGCAGCAACAAATAGATCTAGAAGACGCTATGGCTGTTAGAGCCCTTAAGGATGTTAATCAGGCAGAGAGATTGCTTATTATACGCAGAAAGAAGAGAATGCAGGAGCAGCAACAGATGGCTATGCAGAATTCTGAGCAGCAGGCTCAGCAAGCAGCAGCAGCTGCAGAGCAGGCATCACAAGCCCGTATGGGTGAGCTTCAGGCTCAGGCTCAGATAGATCAACAAGAGATTCAGCTTAAGGGTCAGCTTGAGATGCAGTTAGCTCAGATGAAACACGAGTTTAATAAAGAAATTGAGATGATACGCGCTCAGGCTACGCTTGGGTTTAAAGAGGATGATCAGAACTTTAAAGAAAAGCTTGATGTTATGAAAGAGGACAGAAAAGATGAACGTCAACAAGACAATGCGGATAATCAGATGAAGATTACACAGATGGCTCAGGGTGAGGAGCCACAACCCGAACAAATGATGTAAAATGGCAAAGATAAATTTCGACATATCAAAAAGACTTGACATCACTGTTAGACAAGGTGATTCGTTTAAATTAGAACTTACGTTAAAGGACTCTAGCGGCAATGCTTTGAATTTATATGACGACAAATTTCACTTTCAGGTTAGTAGATTTGTGACGGGTGAGTACGGATCTGCTATTGCATCTCCTGTAATGGCAACACCAAACTATGAATCCTCAGCGATTGCTATGATCCCTATGACCGCATCCATAACAGACGATGAAAGTACAACGGCATCTACGGCAACAGGCAAGGTTAAGTTTGAGGCCTCAGCTGCTGATATGCAACAAATTCCAGCTAATACAAGAATGATATATGACGTTCAATATGTAGATATGAGCGCTGGTGAGGAGGTTGATGGAGGTGGGAATGCACGAACAATATTATTTGGTGACTTTATAGTTAAGCAAGACTACACGCACGTAGCGGAATGAGTATTACAATAAATACAACCACAGGGACTGTAAGCGTAACAGAGCCTGTTACAATAACAGCAAAAGCTACTGAGTCGTCTGTTATAACGGCTACGGCTACAAAGCCTACAAAATTAAATATAGAGGTTACACTTAATTCAAGATCATTAAGATGAGATATATACTATTAGCTTTATTTTTTATACCCTCTTTATTGTTTGCTCAGCCAGACGATGCAAGCTGGTTAAACGTAACATTACAGACAGATCAGTATGCTGGAGAGTCATCGTGGGAGATAATAAACTTAGATAGCATTGTGGTCGCTACAAATCCACCGCTTCAGAATAGTTCGCTATTGAATACAATGGTTTTTTTACCTGCAGGTGATTATAATTTTATTATGTATGATGCGTTTGGTGATGGTATATGCTGTTCATTTGGTAATGGCTTTTACGGGATAACGAACAACTGTGGTTTAGAGGAGTTTAATTATGAATTTGCTGGAGCTATAGACACGATACCATTTACGCTAACACCTTGTCTCCCTGTACTTCTTGGGTGTATGAACGAGGCTGCAGATAATTATAACCCATGGGCCAATCAAGATGACGGCAGCTGTGAGGTTATAGAATGTGATTCACTTGAAACGCTTGTAACTATGGAGTTAACGCTAGACACATGGCCTGGCGAAACTGGATTTACAATAGTTAACATAGCAGACGGTCAGCCATATGAGCAGGTTATACCTGGGGAATTTGACTTTGGTGATCAACTGGCTACATATACATATGACTTTTGTGTGTCATTAGGCTTTGAGGTAGTCCTTGTTGATGAGTTTGGTGATGGGTTAAACGGTTTTGAATCAGGCGGTCAAGATGGCGGATGTGTTGTTACTGCTTGTGACAGCGTTATATGGGAGTTAGAGGATTTAGCTTTTACAGAGTTTGGCGGTAATACTATGTACTCTGGCGCTATATTTACACAGCCGTGCCCTCCCGCACCTGACGTTTACGGATGTATGGATGATGACTATGTTGATTATAATCCAGAAGCTACAGTTCAGGACACCTGCATGACTTTACATACGTGGGGTTGTACAGATCCAGTGGCTATGAATTATGACAGCACAGCTACTATAGCTGACCTAAGCGGTCCCTGCAGTATACAGATTGTACTTCAAGACGACGCTGGTGATGGTTGGGGTATGTCAGGTATTGGCATGAAGCAGGGAGATCAACAGTGGTTATTCACTATAGGTCCTGGCATATTCTCAGAGTCATGGGATATTATCTTGGACTCTGATGAAGAGGTAGATATATACTACTTCCAAGATGGAGGTCAGCAATCTTCTTCACAAGAGTTGGCATTCCAAACATTACATAACTCCGTGTATGCTATTAATGAAGCTGGAGATACATTGTTGTCTGAAGGATCTAACCCATTCCTAAATAACGG